ATTAGATTTCCTCTATGTGATATTAGTTTCATAATTAATATTTTTCCCCAATATGTAATTTACGATCATCTCCTCGGTCTTCCAATCTATTTTCAGAAATAATCTCATGAAACATATGAACACCATAAGCTCTATACTCACCACTAAAGTGTACTCCACTTTGTTTTAAGCCAAAGAATAAATTATGTGGTCCACCCCAAGTTGAATTCATATCAAATACTTGAGGATGATAAGCTATTTCTCTACCTAACTCTAAAATATCATTAGATATAACATGTAAGTTAAAATCATGGATATAATTATGAGAAACATAATTTATAGATGGATGGTAATCCATTTCTCCATTAGGAGATATTTCTTCATTGGGTAAATCATTATTATAATTATCTCCACCTCTATAATATGTTTCAAAATCTGATGGGGTAAATTTTAGTAGATTTAATTTAGTTAGAATTTGATCATAGCTAATTTTTTGTTTTGCTCCCAATGTTGGGAGTGACCACATACATTTAGGAGTGTTATGTTCTAAAAATATTTTATTAAAATTATTTGAGACACAATAATCTGATTTTAACCAAAGTATTTTACCAGGTATATTTTGTAATTCTAAAGATAATCCTATATCAAACCAATTCCTTATGTCCTGGAGTAAATTCTTTTTATTAACCTCAGGATCATAAGGGAATATTAGAATATTTTCAATATAATTTTTAATGTCATACTTTTTAATTAATTCAATAATATCATCATTTGATAACTCATGTTCATGAGTATTATATATGATAAAATTATTCCATACTATATCATTAGTTTGAAGTGATAATAATGCTCTTAAACTATAATCAGCATGTTTTAAATCTAAAGTAGTATGAGTAGTAAATATACAAGTGTTCATATTAACTAATTAATTTACGATATACATCAGCATCTATATTTTTTCTTTCATTAAATATTTCTAACCCACTTGTTTGTTCTGACTCACCACCCATAACCCATCCTTCAATAGCGTAATTATTTTTACCAGTTTGTTTAATTTTGTCAAATAACCAATTGTCCCCATAATGTATTTTTAATTCATGAGGAATTGGTATGTAAGAATTTTTATGTATAAAAAATAAACAAGCATAACAAGCCATTAGACTACCAAACTCTTCAACTCTAAATTCACCTTGAGGATTATCCCAACATTTATTCCCGGCACCAATAATTCCTCTATCTTCTGTTATATATGGGTAAGCTAAATTAATAACATTCCAATCTGTTTCAACATCATCATTGACAATTAATAATTTATCATATTTAGCTAATGATACTCCTTTATTCCAAGCTGGGGTGACAAAGATATTTTCAGGCTCTTTAATATGATTTAATTTAGGTATATGAGATATATCTATATCCTGAGGAGCATTATCAATTAAAATAATTTCTCCCACTAATTCATTGTTAGAAATTTGAGCTAATCTATCTATAAATCCTTCAGATTTCCATAGTGTAGGTATAATAACTGATATCATATTTTATTTTTTAAATCCGTAAAAGAATAAATCACAATGGTTTGTTTCTATTTCAAACTCATACTCTTTAAAATTAGCATCAATGTCTATACATTCTCTAATATCTTCTTCAGTTAAATTTTTATAATATTCATTATCCCAATTTTCACGAGATACATTAGGCATTGTTTTCCAATTAGGAAATTTTTCTTTACTTTCTTCTTCTAATGATTTTACTCCATGAACTGGTCTCCCAGTTGTAGCGCATGTAAATAAAAGCATACCATTAGGTTTAAGCATCCTAACTGCGTTTTGGATTGTTTCTTTATAATATGGATTATGCTCAAAACACTCACATGATATAATAACATCAAATGTATTATCAGGAGCATCATAATCTTGAGCAGGACATACTATATCTACTCCAGGTCCTGGACCTAAATCTAATCCTGAGTAATCACAATTTTCAAAGTATACATCTTCTGTACCGCATACATTAAATGTACCTATTCCTAAAACTTTTTTGTTAGTAAAATAATCAGGAAAAGTTGATTTAATTTTATTAACGTAATTGATTTGTTCTTTATGAGCCATAATTTATTTATAATTTTCTAAGTAATTTTTTAAATCTTCTGGGGTTCCTAATCCCCACATTCCTTTAACATTAAATGTTCTAATTTGTTTACAATCTTTAATAGCCTGATTAAATACAGGGCAAACATAAAACTCATTATTTACACGAATATCTTCTTTAATCATCTCTTCAGCATATTTAACAAAATCAGAACCATGTTTCCAATAATAATAACCTACTGTTGCTATATCTGATATTGGGTTCTTTTCAGCTACTTCAGTTACTAATCCTTTTTCATCTATTTTAGCAAATGACCATTTTGGATGAGTAGCTGTGAATGTGACTATGCCTCCATCTGCTTCAGTTTCATTCATTTTATACATGAATTCATTTGAATCCCATTCAACAAACTGGTCTGAGTTAGCAAAGAATAGTGGGTTATTATTGTCTATATATTCTTTAGCCAATAACGCTGTACAAGCTGCTCCTTCGGTTAAACCATCTGTTTCCACTATTTTACACCCAGGAGTTAATAGGTTTAATAATGTATCTAAATTATATTTTTCACGATGTGCTTTCTGTACAACGTATATATAATTAGCCTCTAAATTTAGGTTTTCAATTACAACCTGAATCATTGGTTTGTTTTTCACTTCAATAAGTGGTTTAGGGAATGTATACCCAGCTTGTTCAAATCTAGAACCAGCACCAGCCATTGGAATCAAAACATTAAGTTTTTCATCTTTCCATTTAGGTGTCATACTTACTTTTTCTTTATTTAAATGTTTATAGATATTATTATAAGTAATTTCTTTTGGAGAGCCAACTCTCATTACATTTGCTTTACTTCTACTTGCTGCTAATAACCCATAAGGTGAATCTTCAACAATTAATGTTTCTTCAGGTAAACATCCCATCATACTCATTGCTTTCCAATACATTTCAGGATGTGGTTTACTATTCTTAACATCTTCATTTGATATGATTAAATCAAAACGATCAATAATATCAAATTTGGATAATACTGTTAATACAGTTTTACGAATACTATTAGAACATACTGCTAACTTATAACCACTACTAATTAGTATATCCATACAAACCTGTAATTGTGTATTAGGTTGAAGGTTAGATAATGCTTTTAAAGTGTATTTTTGTTTATCGTCCCAAATCTGTTTATGAGAACTAATAGGCAAACCTTTTCTTTCAGTTAACATATCTAATTTTTGATTTGTTTTTAAACCATCATAGATAGATAAATGTTCATCCCAAGATATAGAGTATTTTTCTCCTAATGCCTCATTTAAGGCATCGTAATGTATTTGCTTAGCTTCTACTAATACACCATCTAAATCAAATATAACTAATTTTATCATATATTATTCAATTGACATATTTCTTTTATTATACTCACTACTCTAGGAAGATAATTATTGTAATGTAAAGCTAATTGAAAATTTCCTTCCATAGCTTCTTTTTTAGACTCATAAAACTCAGGTGTTAAATTATTAACAATTGATATTAATTCATCTACTGTTTGGAATGTAATAACACCATCCATATTAAAATATTCTCCTAAATTTGGACATCCCCAATATATTGGTAATGTTCTAGTTAAAAAGGCATCTGTAATTTTTTCTGTAAAGTAATTTTTATGTTTAGTGTTTTCAACACCTATATGAAACATGCTTTCCCAGCATACATCTTTTCCATTTTCCCATGGATGTTTATCATTTGTAGAATAAATAAAATTGATTGGTGAAGTTATTTTATCAGCATTATTAAAAATATTATGTCTTAAAAAATGTCCTTCAACTAAATATTTTTTACCACATAAAAATGAAATATTAAACTTTTTGTTATCAATAAACTCTGGGTAACGGACTTCAGGTATGAGTGCATTTTCGTCCCAAAATCTACAATATCTATTAGACATCCCATATGGTAACAAAACTGAGTTAGGGCATGTGTTTAAGATGTCTTCGTTCCAAGTTAATATGCAACTAAAAACATGGTGATTCATTTTAGCCCAATCATGTAAACCAAATATTTCATTTGGTTCTGATAATATTAAAAAGTTATATGGGTTTTTATTTAAATCTTCTTGAGAACAAGGATAATCATTAAATAAACTAATAGGTTTATCTTTTAAATATTCATCTCCATTTAAATGATGATCAAACATTTCTATAGGCATGTAGTGACACTTAATATACATTGTTATAAGGTATTATAAAAATTATTTTGTGATTCTTGCCTTGATATATGTTTATAATGATATAAAGAATATTCTTCAAATTCTGGTAGGTAAGCATATGTTTTATATCCATCTAATACCTCATGTAATTTATTTGTCCATTTAATATCAGGAGTATTTCTATATATTCTCCACTGGTAATCAGGCCATTGTACCCATCCTTTTTCATTTTGTTTCCATCCCCATATTTGTAAATGTTGAGGTGTTATACCTTCTACAATGTTTATTCTAGGAGTTAATATAATATCTGATTCTGAGTTAGATAATATACCTGGGAGTATTTCTAATAATTCTTCATTAGGTAACTCATCAGCGTCAATTTGAAAAATATAATCACCAGAACACACTCCGTTTAATTCATTTTTCCAATCAGCAAAATGACCTTGGAATGCGCTTTCTTTTAAGATAATAAAACCTTCAGAAGAATATACACTTAATTGATATAATAACTCTGGGGAGGCTTTTGGTTTATCTAATAAAACACAAATTTCATCTTCAGATCGTTTATGTTGATGTAGGAAATTAAGTAAACGACTTATCTCTTCTAATTCATCACATACTGTGATTGCGTAACTAATTTTCATAACCTAAAGATAATATTACTCTGGTAGTAGGCCAATATAACTTAAAGCATCTATAAAATCTCTTTCATCAAAATGTTTAAGAGTAGTCATGTCCATTCTATACTCATAAAACTTACCTGGTTGTTTAGGAATTGGGTATTTATGTTTTTCTTCTTCAGTTACAGGAATAGCTTTAACAGCCGCCCATTTCCATTCCTGGGCGTTGGTTCCATTAGCGAATATCATACCTTGTTTAGGTTCATTAATAGTTTGAGGTAACCAAGTTAACCCTGTTTTTTCATCTTCCCAAGCTAAATCTTTATACAACTCAGGAAGAGCTTCCATCTGTTCACTGTAAAATTCACTTTCTTTAGTCATTAAACTGTTAGTCCAATATCCACAAGACAAAGACATCCAATTAGTAATTTCAGGTGTGATTTGTGTTTCATAACATAAGTCACCTCCTGATTTGGGGCATGTAATAATTTTATCCATTTTATTTTTTATAATAATTTAACCAATATTCTATCATTTCATCTAACATAGACTCAAATGTATAATCATGAGTCCATCCTGTCGCCGCTATAAGCTTTGAAGAGTCACCTTTAAGATTGTGAAGTTCTTCTGGTCTGATAAATTTCTCATCTTGTTTAACAAACTCAGACCAGTGTAGTCCTAATCTTGTAAAGACATAATTAACAAGTTCTTTAACTGAATGAGACACCCCAGTAGCACAGACATAATCACCTGGTTCGTCTAGTTGTAGTATCTCCCACATTGCTTTAACATAGTCTTTAGCATGGCCCCAATCTCGTGTTGCATCAAGATTACCTAATTTTAATTCATTAGATAATCCTAATTTAATTTTAACTGCTTCTTTACAGACTTTATTTGTCACAAAATTAGTTCCTCGTCTTGGAGACTCATGATTAAATAATATTCCATTAGAAACAAACATGTTATAAGAGTGTCTATAATTTCTACTTATATTATAAGCAAATACTTTAGCGCATCCATAAGGTGAAACAGGATTCATCGGTGTTGTTTCTCTTTGATAACTATCTTCATCTATGCTATTACCAAACATTTCTGAGCTACTAGCCTGATATACTTTAGTATTAGGTGATACCATTCTAACTGCTTCTAATATATTTAAAGCACCTATAGCGGTAGCGTTTGCTGTATATAATGGTTGGTCAAAACTAATTCTAACATGAGATTGAGCTGCTAGATTATAAAGTTCATCAGGTTGTATTTTAGATATTACCCTAATTAGAGATGCTAGATCAGTTAGATCAGCATACTCTAATTTTAATTTAGGATAAATTTTATCTAATCGAGAAGTTTGATTTTCAGCTACTGAGTTACGTTTTAGTATTCCCCAGACTTCATAATCTTTTTCCAATAATAGCTCAGCTAAATATGAACCATCTTGTCCATTAATACCTGTTATTAATGCTATTTTATTTCTCAACTTTTTGTAATTTTGGTAATTCGATTTTCTTTAATTTAGGTAATTGTAATTGAACTTGTTTTGGAAATTCAGGAATATATTTAGTAAACAATTCATCTACTTTATCCTTCATTTTATCCCAACTAAATTCATTTTTACTCTTATATGCTTGACGTTTAGCACCATCAATATATTTACTATAATCTTCAAATATATCTTTAATAGTTGTTCCAGCGTGACCTAAATCTACTGATAGCCATTGTGACTCTTTTAATAACCAATTATTAGCGGCGCTTGGGTGTACATCTGTTAATTGTCCTGGGATTAATGATGTAAACTCAGGATTAAGAAAATCTGTATGGCCACTCCAATTTGTTGTTATAATAGGTTTTTTAGTTAAACTAAATTCAAGTAATGGTCTACCATATCCTTCACCTTTAGTTAAGTTAACCATTGCTTTAACTTTAGGATGGTTATATAACTCATTCATTTCAACATCTGTAAATTCACCATGTATTAGATAAATGTTAGGTAAATCTTTACTATTAATAGATTTTTTAATGATTTTAATTTTCTTTAAAATTTCTTCTCTATCAACATATGAAGAACCCATTTGAGATGTCTTTAAAATAAGTGCTGGTTTGTCTTTTTTGTTTTTAAATATTTCAAAAAACATTTTAATTAATAAACCAACATTTTTTCTATCTTCACCTAAATCACCATTGATCCAATGGCCTACAAATAAAAAAGCGAATTTTTCTTTAATATTATCTAATTCAGGGAATAAAGTTACTTTGTCAAGTGGTTTATAAATCTCAATATCAGCACCTTCAAATAGTACTTCAAGTGGTTTTTCAATTTTAAGTTCACCAAGTACTTGATTAGTACGTTGGTCAATCTTTTGCATTACTGTGTTTATAAATGTGTTTTTAGAATGCTCAGAAGATGTTAATACTAAATTCATTCTATTACACCCTTCAATCCAATCACCAGGAGCTATTGTTGTTTCAATACCAGCTGTTACTCCAATATTATATTTTCCTATTGGTTGAAATTCATTTGGTATTGTGATTTGCATCCATACTTCAGGTTGTTTAGGAAGTTGAGGTTGGTTCCAAAGATATTTATTTAAAAACTCCCATTCTGGGTTATCATCAATAAATCCCCAAGGTGTATTACCCCACATTTGTGGAATAATTTTTACATCATATTTGTCTAATTGAATAATAGCTCTAACTAAATCTCGAGAGCGGGCTCCATATCCACTGTATGTGTCAATAGGACAGGAGATAAAAAATAACGGTTTGTTTTCCATAACTGTTTAGTATACTAATTTGTGAGGTACTACTTTATCTTTGACTTCATTTGTGTTTATAAATTCATATTTTTCTCTTGGTTTCCAAGTTTTAAATAGTTTATCTAATACTTTAATAATACGCTGACCCATCTTTTCTCCTGTGAATCCAGCTTCATCTGATATAGCCCATTCACGTCCTTTAAGACCTAATGCTTGTCTTTCTTCTTTAGATAATTTATAAACATTCATAATTTGTTCAGCTGCATCTTCTGCGTTACATCTGTCATCCCAAATATAAGGTGTTAATGGAGAACCTTGAATTGATCTATTAGTAGGGTATACTGGGAATGCCCATTCACCATGTTCTTTAATAGTTCCATTATGGTTTGAAGGAAATTTATCACTAAAATCAATCCATTTACCTTTTTTACTAAAACGCATTTGATCTTGCATTCCACCTGTTACATTTGCAATAATTGGATTACCTGCTAAAATAGCTTCAGTTAAACTTAATCCCCATCCTTCATTATTAGTTAATAAAATTTGAACATCTGAGCAGTTATAAAGCATATTCATTCCTTTAGGATCTAATACTTGATTAGAGAAGATAATATTATGGTGATCTTCATTTAATAATAATTCTCTAACTGCTTCTAAATCAGTACCATTTTCATCTACAACTTGAGTATGTAAAACAAAAGCACACTTTCTAGCTTGTTCAGTTGTTAACCCATCTAAGAATAGTCTAAATGCTAACATTGCATCCGGAATTTGTTTACGACGAATATTTCTTGAATTAAAAAACACTACAAAATCATATTCTTTTCCTTTAAATAATTTCTTTTTAAACTCAACTAATTCTTTATCTTTTTTATCAAGTGGTTTAAATACTTCATGATTTAATCCATGAGGTACATACTCAATCAATTTACCTTTAGCTTTATCACCTAACACTAATTCATTAATGTTTTTGGTTTGTTTTGAAATAGCTAATAAAGCATCACATGACTCATAATACGCTTGATTATACATTGGTGCTGGGTAGTCATCCCAAATGTTTAGATATACAATTGGTGTTTTCTTTCTAATCTCATTTTCAATTTGAAATAACCAAATAAAATATCTTGGATCAGTAATTAAGAAAATAGCATCTGGTTTTTCTATTTCTATTAATTGTCTAATTAAACGAGCATCTCCATATCCGTTAGTTGGATATAATACAATTGAGCTATCAGTTAACCCAGTGTTAGCATTAGTATCTTGAGATAAATCTAAACGTTTACCTTGTTCTGGGTGGTTGATAGCCCCTCCTACATTTACCCAATTAAAATGTTGAGCAGTGTTTAGTACTATTTCTCTAGCAATTGTCGCTACACCTGAGTGGACTCTAATGTCATCACATAGTAGCAATATTTTCTTCCTTTCGTTTTGAGGAAGATAAGCAAAACTTGAATTCATAAAACTTTATTTTATATCTAAATTATTGTGATTGTGAATTGATTTTCTAAACTCATCATCTGTAAGATATAAATGGATTGTGCGGTCTACAAGTTTTTGTAAAGAGAACTTATGTTTTACACAACTCATTTTAAAATCTTCAAATAACTCACTTTGTACTTTGACACTTGTTAGTGTCATATCTTTTTTACTCATAGCTTTTATTTGTATATAAATATATATAAAAGTAAGATAATTACACAGAACATAAATCCTTTCTAGTGTTAAACGGGCAATACTGGCAATTTTTGTTCACTGTTGGTTGATGGTCTGTAGGTTTAAATGTTCCATCTAATTCAAAGCATTCATCAAGAAATTTATTTAAAGCTGTTTTAGCTTTATTCATTTTTACTTTTCCACTTGGTGGAGCATATTCTTGAATTCGGCTTTGGGGGAACTCACTTTCTTCCCATATTTTTCTCTTTAATATAACAAATTCAACATCAATATTTTCTTCAGGAACATTAAATTGTTTACTTAAATAATGTTTGTATAATATTAGTTGAAATTGTTTATTTTCGTCTTTTTTAGTATCGTCATTCCAACCCCTAGTAGATGTTTTAAAATCGATTATCTTCAACTTATTCGTTACTTCATTATATAATACTAAGTCAAGATAACCTTTATATAATAAATTTTTATGTTGATCAGTTGGGTTAATAACAATAGGAATTTCACATCCTACTAAATGCCAATTTTTGATACTAAAATATACATTTCGTTTTTTCTTTAAGAAATTTATAATAGCTAAACCATCATCATAAAACTCTCTCATTTCTGGTGATGAGCTAAAATGAACATTTTTATTCTTTTTATATTCAGAACTATATGTTTCTCTGAATCTGTCTTCGAATAATTCATCTAAGTCCATTCTATCAGCAGCTGCCCCACTTTCTTCATACATTTTAGTAATATATGCTTGGATGGTTTCATGCATTGCTGTTCCAAAGACAGTATGAATTGTTGGTTGATATATTTGTAAATTATCTTTATAAAGTAATTTCCATTTTAGAGGACATTCATTATAAACAGAAAATTGACTATAAGAGATTGTCTTTTGAAAAGCATAATTTATCTCTTGAGGTTTATAATTTTTTATAACCTTTACTAAAAATGGAACTGATTTAGCCAAAACTTATTTTTTATACTTGTGACGAATAATTTCTCCTAATTCAGCATTATTAGGATATTTTTCAATTAATTCTTGAATCTCAGGAATAATAGACATTTCTTTTTTAGCATACTGAGCTGCATCTAATAATTCCTCATATAGATGATTCATATAATTATCTTTGTTATTTTGATCTAGAGTGGTATTGTATTTTTTAATACCACGTTCACTTCTTGATTTAAGATCCTCAATAACTGCTTCTGTAATTTTATCCTTCATTTTAATAACTTCTTTTGTTCTTTTTCTTCAATACCTAACTTAGTAAGAATAGATTTAATACCAGATTCTCTTAGTATGTGAGTATATTCTTCTGCTTCACCAAGTGAACACTCATAATAAGAAGCAATATGTTTTAACAATGCTTCTTTAGATTTAGATTTTGCAGATTTAATATATTTTAAGAACATTTTCTTTTTAGGTATCATATATAAATATATATTATATGTTTTCTCTTTATCAGTATAAGGAAATGTTTGTATTAAATTTACAAATTCTATATACTCAGGATTCATACTGAGGAATCGATGAACCATATAACAATTAAATGATTCTTTCTCTTCCTCAGTAAATGAACTCCAAGGTTTTTTCTCGTAAGTGATCTGGTTAAGCCAATCAAAGAGAGTCATTGTACTTTTGATATTCTTCTCTAAATTCAGTTGGTAACATTTCAATTAGGATCTTACCTGAAATTGGGTCATAGAAGCAAGGAATAGGCATAATTGCATCTTCTGCTGTACCAGCTAAAAATTTAGATACTTTACGTAATACAACTCCCTCAGTAAATACTTGTTTTCCTTCAGGAGAAACAATAGGTGTTGTTTGACTTGGATCAACTTTAACGTTGAGATTTTGTTGTTGGTTTTGATTCATATTATTGATTTATTGTTTTTAAAATTGAGGCTAATAAAGCCATTACATTGATTTCTTTATCAATTCTGAAATTAGCGTGGTACATATAATTTTCTATTTCGATAACAATCATTGCTTTAGCTAAATCATTATTACCATACTCATCTAAATTATCATATAGAAATCTATAAATCTCTTCGAAATCATCCAAATTACTATCAGCAAGTATTTGTCTGATGGTTTTAAAACTAGTTTTAGATGGTGATTTAAGTTCTTTTAATAATGAGTCTTTATAACTACTTGATACAATTATATTTTTATCTATTTGAAGAACATTATCAACTGTGTTTACTTGACAAGTGTTAAGTATTTTTCTAACATCAGGATAATGTTTATTAACTATTAATGCTAGATCCTCTAGTTCATAATTAATTTCTTCTTTATCTAAGATAGTAACTATATGTTGTGCTACTTCCTTTTTAGATGGAGGAGTAATTTTTAATACTTGACATCTAGATTGAAGTGGATCAATAATACGCTCAAGATAATTACACGTTAAAATAAATCTAGTAGTACGAGAATATGTCTCAATAATGTTTCGAAGTGATGCTTGTGCTTGTATAGTTAAGAAATCAGCTTCATCTAAGATAATAATCTTAATTGGTTTAAATGAA